TGTTGCTTTTCTGTGTAATACTTTTTAGGTCAAAGCCTCGCCGGATTCCCCCTATCTTTCCGGCGGGGTTTTGCTATTATCTAGGTATCTACGCGAGAGGCATCTAATGACTAAACTCACCGGCACGATTAGCTGGTTTTCTAATTCACCAACAGCGCCAACCGGGTACGGTGTGCAGTCGAATCAGGTTTTGAATCGCATGATCCGCGATGGCCTCGATGTTGCGGTTTTGAGCAACTATGGGCGCGAGGGTGTGAATGGCACTTGGGAATCTGATTATGGTGTTGTGCCTGAGTATGCTCGCGGTGCTGAGCCGTACTCGCAGGATGTTACACCGCTGAATCATAATCACCATGTTGCCAATGTAGAAAACAAAAAGGGCAAGCAACCTAACGCGCTTTTCACTCTTTACGATGTTTGGATTATGCGCGGCGATAAGTATGCCGATCTAAACATTGCATCGTGGACACCGATTGACCATAACCCGATACCGCCGCTGGTTTTGGATTGGTGCAAGCGACCGAATGTTACACCGATCGCGATGAGCCGTTGGGGTCAGGCGCAGCTGAAGAATCGCGGCGTTGAGAGTTTGTACATTCCTCACGCTGTTGAGCCGGTGTTTCAGCCAACTTATGAGGTTGATGGTTTGGATGTGCGCGAGTACATGGGCATCGATGCAGACACTTTCTTGGTTGGGATGAATTTTGCTAATAAGGCCAGCGGTGCGATTCATCGTAAAGCGGTCGCTGAGGCGTTTCTAGCGTTCGCGCTGTTTGCGAAAGATAAGCCCAATGCGGTGCTGTATTTGCACACCGATATGTTTGGTAGTTTCGGCGGTTGGAAACTTGACCACATTTTGACTGCGTGCGGTTTGACTAAAGACCAGGTGATTTTTTGCGATCAGGTCGCTTATCGTTATGGCTATTCGCAAGAGCAACTGGCGGCCTTTTATACGGCGATGGATGTTTACCTGGCTGTTAGTTACGGTGAGGGTTTTGGCGTTGGCACGATCGAGGCTCAGGCGTGTGGCACACCGGTTATTGTGTCGGACATTTGCGCGAGTAGCGAGCTGGTGGGCGATGGTTGGTTGGTTGAGTGCCAGCCGTTGTGGGATGAGCCTCAGCGGTCTTGGTTTAGTGTGCCTAACATTCCGCAGATTGTTAGGGCGTTGGCTACGGCTTATGAGCAGCCTCGAGGTAAGTCTGAAAAGGCGATTGAGTTTGCTAAGGGTTATGGTGCTGAGCATGTGTGGCAAGAGTATTGGTTGCCGGCGTTGGCGCAAATTCTAAAATGATTCCGGTTCTTGGCTTTTGCACTCTCAAGCGTTTTGATTTGGCTGAGAGGTTGCTGGCCAGCATCGATTACCCGGTTGAGCATTTGGTGATCGTAAACAATTCAGGCTCTCGCGCCTGGCAACCTAAGAAACCTGACCTGGTGCAAAATCTTTGGCACATTGAAGTGCCGTTTGGTTTGGGTTTGGTTGGCGCTTGGAATCTGATTGTGAAAGCGACACCGTACGCGCCGTACTGGGTGTTAGTGAATGATGATGCCTATTTTCTGCCGGGCCAGATGCAGCTCATTCCCGAGCAGGTCGATACTCAGGCGCTGAATTTTCTCGACATTGTGCCAGCCTGGTCGGGCGTGGTTTTTGGTGAGGGCATGGTTGAGCGTGTCGGGCTTTATGATGAGAATTTTTATCCGCTGTACTTCGATGATAATGATCTCGAGCGCCGCGTTGATTTGGCTGGTGTGCCTAAGAAAAGCATTGGTTGCAAGATGGGTCACGATAACAGTTCTACGCTGCATAGCGGCTTTCAGGCCGTCAATGCGGTGAGTTATAGCAACAATGGGCGTTTATACGCTCAGAGAGCCGCTGAGGGCCGTATAGAGGCATCTCTGTGGTCATTACAAACTAGGAGAGCAAACCGATGGGATTGATTTATACAGGCGGCACTTTTGACCTATTCCATGCCGGGCATGTGGCGTTTCTCAGGCGCGCAGCTCAGTTGGGTGAGGTGGTTGTGGCCCTAAACACCGATGAGTTCATTGTGGAGTACAAAAGTAAAGCGCCGGTCATGAGCTACGCTGAGCGCCGCGATGTGCTGTTGGGTTGTAAGTGGGTTAGCCAGGTTGTGCCTAACGCTGGTGGCGCTGATTCGCGCATTGCCATCGAGCAAGTGAAACCCGACTACATCATTGTCGGTAGCGACTGGGCTAGGCGTGATTACTACTATCAGATGGGTTTCGATCAGGATTGGTTGGATGAGCGCGGCATTGGTTTGATTTACATCCCGTATACCGATGGCATCTCGACTACGGCCATCAAGCATCGACTATCTAAGCGGTAAAATAGAAACAATACTTTAGGAGTCATTTTGGCTATTACAAATGGTTATGCCTCACTTTCAGAGGTGAAAGCCGCACTCAGGATTCAAGATTCTCTCGATGATAGTTTGCTGGAAACGGCTATCGAATCGGCATCACGCCTGGTCGATGGTTTTGCCGGTCGCAACTTTTACCCGAATGGTACGGCAACCCGATACTTCACACCTGAAGACATGATTTTGTGCGAGATCGATGACTTGATTACGCTCACAACGCTTGAGGTGTCTGCCGATCTCGATGGCGTATTTGACCAGACTTGGACTGCATCGGATTACCAGCTTGAGCCGTTGAATGGTCGCGCCGATGGTTTGACTGGTTGGCCGCGCACTCGCATCAGGGCCGTTGGCGATTATGTGTTTGCTCAGAATGTTGGCGAGGCCAGCGTAAAGGTAACAGGCACTTGGGGTTGGTCTGCAGTACCGACTGCCGTAAAGCAAGCAACCGTTATTCAGGCCAGCCGAATCTTCAAGCGCCTCGATTCGCCGCTAGGTGTTTTGAGCGCACCAGACTTGGGTTACATCCGCGTTGGCACTCGACTCGATCCAGATGTGCAGCAACTGGTTGAGCCGTACCGCCTGGCAAGGTTTCTCGCATAATGGCTCTCATTAGTGATCTACGCGCTGGCATCGCCACTAACCTGGCAACTATTACAGGTCTGCGCACCAGCTCTACCATTCCCGAGAATCCAAATCCACCGTTTGCGATTGTCGCACCGTCATCGATGACTTATCACATGGCGATGCGTAACGGCATGACGACTTACAACTTCGTTGTTACTTTAGTTGTGGGCCGAGCTGATGCGCGCTCAGGGCAGAATGCGTTGGATGCTTTCTGCTCTAGCACCGGCTCTAGTAGTATTAGAGGTGCAGTTGAAAGTGATCGCACATTGGGTGGGAAAGCGTTTGATTGTGTCGTTACCGGGATGCGCAATTATGGCAGCCTGGCTATCGGCGATAACACTTACCTGGCGGCAGAATTCGATCTAACCGTACAGGCTGATTAGTAAAGGAAATAAATTGCCTAAATTTGTTGCTACAGACTATTCAATCACTTTGAATGGCACAGCACTAAGCGATGCGCTTCAGTCTGTAAACCTCACCATTCAGAGCGATGAAGTAGAAACTACCACTTTTGGTGGCGGTTGGAAAACTATGGTTGGTGGATTGAGATCAGGCTCATTGCAGCTTAACTTCTTCCAGGACTTCGCTGCCGGTTCAGTTGATGCGACCCTTTGGCCGCTCATCAACACCATCGGTACTGTTGTTATCAAGCCAACATCTTCGACCGTATCGTCTACCAACCCGAGCTACACCGTACCGGTGTTGATCTCGCAGTATCAGCCATTTGCGAGCTCAGTCGGCGATGCCGCTACGCTTTCGGTTACTTTCCCGACTTCGGGTACTGTAACTCGCGCAACTGCCTAATAAGGTTTTTGCAAACAACTAAACAAAGAAAGACATAATGAAACTAAATCTACGCGTTGAGTTTTTGGATGGTCGCACAGTTGATCCGGTATCGGTTCAAATGCCCGACATGCTGAAGTTCGAGGAAAAGTTTTCTATCTCTATTTCGGCTCTTGAGAAAGAGCAGAAACTGACTTACATTGTGTTTCTCGCGTGGGCTGCGTTGCACCGCCAGAAACTGACTGATAAGCCGTTTGATGATTTCATTGATACGGTTTCGTTGGTTACGGCGAGTGAGGCCGACCCAAAATAGTGCCGTTGGGCGATGAGTCTGCACATTGGACTATTGCTCAACTGGCGGTGGAGTTAGGCATTGCACCTAGTGTGTTGATGAATGAGTCGCCGCGAATGCTTTTCACTATGCAGCGAGTTTTGCTTTCTCGCAACAATAGCCAGGCATGAAGAAAGCCCTAGACATTTGATCTAGGGCTTTCTCATTTTCGGCTACTTAGGGGGTAAGTTGCTCGAAACCTGCGAGTTTGAAGTTGGGGTGCTTTAGTACCTCGCCGGCAGCTTTGTCTAGCATTGCCTGGACTGCCTCGACACCGTACCAGGTGTTTTCTGCTAGATCGGATAGA